TCAGATCAACCTCTCTGACCAATACTCCAGGTGAAACAAGAGCTACTGCCATTTTTTTCTCCGAAGAAGTCTCAAATACTCTAAAAATTATTTATAAAAAGGTTTTTCTTCAAAAGCCGAAACACTACATGAACAATGTTTACCAGTCTGGATATAAACATTCCATCTCGTATTTTACAATTTTTCTTCTTGAGATTACTCTTTTAATAGTACATTCTTTACACTCATATGAATATGAGGATGAATTATACTTATTTTTTCTTAATTTATAAAATCCATCAATTAAATCTTTTCTCTGTCCACACATTTTACATGTTCTTTCGGTAAGATATAAATGTTCTAGTTCAAAATGATCGTTAATATCCATCACATGTAATCCCACATATAAGATCTATCACCATATTCATCGGTAAACCATCTATCACCATTATTATCTACAAAAGTTGTTTCGTCATCAATGCCAGTTGAAATAAATCCAAATGGAGCCATATCTTGTTCTATTTGATTTTTTTGTTCTTCATATATTCTTTTTCGAACATCATTATCCGTCAATTCTTTAAAATAATCTTGAGCTACTAACCAAGAAAATATTACTAAGCACATTGCTAAGTCATCATTACATCCTTCTTCTGCTTCAAAAGATTGATTTTTTTGCGTAAAGGTTGTTAATTCACTTATGATATCATAATCGCATGTTAGTAACTTATCGTCTTCTATTAAAAGTTTTAAATTAGAACAACCAAGTTTTTTAACAGATTTAGTCATTCTTACTCCAAGTTGCGATCTTTTCCCAGAAAATCCAGCACCGACTATTTGTCCTGCTCTACCTCTCATGGAACACATAAGTACATTTTCATATTCTAAGTCATAGTGCATGATAGAAGCTACTTGATCACCAATATCGTTTACTTCAACGAGAACATAAGCTTTATTATATGACTTTGCCATTTCCCAAATAATGTTTGGGAATAGCATTGGTTTTATTTCATTATTTTTATACACTGCAATTACTTTGTAAGGTATTGTAGTAATGTCATAAACAACAAAAGCAGAATAGTCACTTCCAACTCCACGAGCTACATCAACTGTTATAAGGTAATTATTATCTTCTCTTGGATCTTCGTAAACTGATAAACCTTTGTTTTTCTTTATGGGTTCACTGTAAATTAAATTTCTAAGTTTAGATACATTAATGAGAGTATCTACAGATCCCAAAAATTCGCATTCAAATTCAACTTTAAATTGTTGCTCTGAAGTGTTTGCAATTGTTTGCTCTTTCCACTTAGCATCTCGTCCAGGAACTTCCGACCAATGAACATCAGTTGTAATAAATTCACTTTTACCTTTTTCGGCATCATGCCACATTCGATAAAAATGATTCATACCTTTTGGGGTAGAAACAATAATTACCTTCGTTGATTTACCAGAAGAAATTGTTGGATATACTGAACTAAAGAATTCATCTGCAATATGATTTGGAACGAATGCAAATTCATCCAAAAATATAATATTGAATGACATACCACGAACCGCAGAAGCAGAAGTAGAAGCAGCCAAGATTTTACTTCCGTTCTCAAGTTCAAGAGAACCTTTGTTCCAAGAGATAATACCCTGTTGCATCCACTTTGGTAGATTTTCATATGCTGTTTGCAATCTGTCTAATAGTTCTCTAGCAGTTGCTGCTTTGTTTGCCAGGATACCAATATTTACATTATCATTAAATACGGCAAAATGGAGAAGGAAAGAAATTACAGTAGTTGATTTTCCTGTCTGACGAGGCATCTTACAGATATTAAATCTGTGTTGGTGGAAATTGTTAATTAATTTTTCTTGAAATTTATATGGATGGAATTGAACTAATCCATGATCAAGAGAAACAATTTTTACGTAATTATTTGAAAAATATACGGGATCATTTTTACACTTAATAAATTCCTCAATTTGTTCTTGAGTGAATTCAATTGGAGTATTTGCTTTCTTAAGATTTGGATTACCTAGATAAACATTATCATTCATGGTAAAATTTAATTATTAATTGCAATTCCAACGACGAAGTGCTTTGTTAATTCTTGAATCTGGATCTCTTGCAGTTTCTGCTGAAGTTAGTCTTTTCTTCATACCTTTCATTCTTCTACAAAAATTCTTACGTCTATCTGCTCTCTTTCCTGTGGGGTTCTTTTCAGTAACTGCAGTTTGTAGTTTTGAACCTGGATTCTCACGACGATATGCATCAACTGCTTTTTGACTCAATCCATCAGTTTTATCCTGACGATTTACTTTTTGCCAATCTTCAACTTGAAGAAACTGTTCACCCGGTTTAATGTCAGAAATATGAAAAGATTGTACTCTAGAACCCGGATAAATTTTTGAGATTTGATCTTGAACTTCTTGACGATTTGGTTTTGTAATTTGTGGAAAAAATAATTTCATCATAAAATATTTTCCTCTCCAAGTTAAAGTAACTAGAATAATATTTCCTGTTTTTGCCGGAACTTTAATTGATTCCTCAACTTTTTTAATTGGATCTGGTTTAATCAGGTCAATAACTTCAACGAATGAATTACCATTTAAATCTTCAATAGTTTCTTCTTTTACAGACTTCCAACCACCACCTTCAGACTTATATCCTTTTGCTGCCCAACCATTAGCATATGCCGAAGGGTAAACATCAAACTTTGCTTTTGCTTTTGCTTTCCACTTTGCCCATAATTTTGAATTAGTTGGTTTATTTTCTTCTTCAATATTCACTTCCTCAGGAACACAGTTGGGGACCATTTTTTTACCTTTCTTTTTCATTCCAACTTGCCTGTATCCATTCCAACAAGGATTCTTATCTTCATCCATTGAGCCATGGACATTATGCTCTCCACTATCCAAATAATCAGCTGCTGCATCAATATAATCAGCTGCTTTTGTAATCTTTGATTGTACCCATGCTTCAATATTACCTTCACCTTTCATTTTTGATTTAAGACGACTTACTGCTTTTTCAATGGTTGAGAGTTCAGATCTTGCCATTGAATGCTCATGGTCTGGTTGAGATTTTCTGACTGCCTCCGAAAAATCCTTAATGGTCATCTTATCCCACATTTCTGGTCCATAAGAACACTCTTTCCTTTTTTCTCTTTTTTTACATATTGGGCAATATCTAATTTCTTCCATTTCTTCTTTAATTTTATTAGATACCATCTTAGGTGTTCCTCCTTTTCCTGGACGATCGGCAACTGGATCGGATTCTCTTTTTCTTCGCACCGCGGCAGCAATTTCATTTTTAGTCATTTTTGCTGCTTTCTCCCTTGATAGACATTTTGGTTTAGGTTCACCTGGTTCACGAGCACATTTACCAACTCTTTCTCCACGAGAGTTATATCTATCCCATCCACCCCCACCTACACCACCTTCTCCACCCCTACCAAACCATTTGCGAAGATCTTCATATGCCATACCTCTTCGGGTATGCTTAAGTTCTCCTTTTTGTTTTGCAATCAACTTTTTAGATAGAGCACCTACATTAATATCAATTGGATTTTCATCAGGAGTTTTTCTTTCGGGATTATCATAAACATCAACATCACCATCAACATCACGATCAACATATTGAACTGTTGCGTGATGAACTAACTGTTTTAGATTCAAATTAGGATCTAATTGATGTTGTTTTCCTTTTAGATGTGGAGTTTTGTGTGAAAATTTTTGATTTTTCATTTAAATAAGGTTATTAAATATTTTCCTCATTTTTATCATATATTAATATTTTATGAAGAAAATGTTTTTGGATTAAAAATCAAGTATTCTTTTATATTTATCTTCCATCTTTTTAAAATTAATTATATATTTTCAATCTCTTTATTTTGTTTTATTAACTTTAATAATTCTGCTGTAGATCCTACATACAGTGCATTATTTACTGTAGTAGGTCCTTTTGTTTTAGTATCGTCAATATCTTTTAACTTTTTTTGCAAATCTAATAATTTATCGGTAGCATCAGCAACATTTTTAATAAGTTGACCAACAACTTCATATGCTCTTGGTTGCTCTGTTTCTTGAGCCAATTCTAAAACTGAATTTATAGCTTCCTGTCCTTTTTCAATTAAGGAATATAAATTTCCACGAGTGTATTCATAATCTTTAGTAATATCATTGGAAGAATTTTCATTCTTTATATCGTCTATTACAGTAGAATCTGTAGAAATAATAATTTCAGCATCAATATTAGATTCCTCGGACTTTTGTATATTAAAAGTTTCATTTAATTTTTCAAATTTATCTTTCATAATTATAAGTCAATATTTTGTGCTGGGCTATATTCTTTAAAATCTTGGAAAAATTCTACACTATCATTAAATCCAAAATCATCGCCATATTCAATTAAATCATCATCATTTTCTGTCAATAGATTGATCGGAGTTCCTGAAACATGTCCTTGAGATTCAGTTTCCTCATATCCTCGGATAACGACTAATTTATTTGCACTTTTAGACTCTACATACATTACTTCAGAATTTAAATATATTCTTGAACCTGATATAATTGAAGATGCATCTTCAACAGTAATATATTTCGTTGTAGCATCAACATCATCTGTTAATTTTGTCGTTAAATCATTATCATAATCTTTAATTGCTCTAGGTGTGACAGTATATCTCATTTCACGTTTTTTAGTTTCTGTTCCAGACATATAATCCAACGTAACTCTTTTAATAATGCCAGTAGAGGAAGATGGAATTGGTCCGAATAGATAAGTTTTTGCAGTAAATCTAAGAGTATAAACTAATGACCTTCTTTTAGTATAATCTCCCTCATAGTCGTCAGTAAAAGAAACACTATCTAAAATTATAGGTATATCTCTTTTTTCATTTATTGGTTCAACTAATTTGACAGTTAAATTATAACTTGGTTGAAAATATGGTAAAATTTGCTCTACAATTTGCAGTGCATCATCATTCAACTTTGTAATAATATTTAATTCAAACTGCATGTTATATGGAACCGGCATATAAACTTTTTTACCATTATCGGTAATAAATGTTTGAGTTGTTGAAACTTTTCTACTTGCATCATAGTTCAGTCCAACAAATTCAAATGACATTCTTGGTAATGTCATTTTTACTGGTTTTTTTGCAGATGGATCCTGTTCTATTCTAGCTAAAAACTTTTGAATTGGCCCATAAGCTAAAGGAACTTTAATAATACTTACGGTATTATTTGAATCGTCATTGTGATGTATTTCAATGTTATTAAAAACATTTCCAAATGCCACAATTGTTTTTCTAAAAATTTCGTGATAAAAATGTACAAACATTTATTTTTAATCCTTTATTAATATTTAACAGTTAAACATCTCCAAATGGATTTCTTTCAGTAAAATCTGTAATTGCATCCCCTTCTTCCTCAATAATATCATTTTGTGCATAAGGATCAATTAAATCATCCATTTCTACAGACTTTATTGTATATCTTGCAGAAGATGCTACGCCAGTTAAAATTTCTCCTTCCGAAAAATATCCATCGGATATTGCAACTTCTAATTTTCCATTAATGCTGTCCCATTTCCTAACTTGCGCTGTTGTTGATGTTGCAGATCCAATCACAGTTTCATTATAAACATAAGATCCACTTCCAACTAAAGATGGTGGAGAAATAGATATTACTGGAGTTTCGGTATATCCAAGTCCAGCGTTTGTAATTCGAATTTCGGAGATAGTTCCAGCTGCAGATACAATAGCGGTTGCAGTTGCAGTTATTGCATACGAAACTGTAGGAGGGGAGGAAAAAGTTACTATCGGTGAAGTAGTATATTTACTTCCACCATTAGTAATAGTTACTATTCCAATAGAATTAAGAGATGTTGAAATTGAGGCTGTTGCTGCTGCTCCAGTACCTCCACCTCCATTAAAAAATACTAATGGAGTATATGTATATCCATATCCTGGATTAGTAATTAAAATTTTATCTATAGAAAATGCAGTTGTTAATCCAACTCTGGAAGTCATTATAGCAACAGCTGTAGCTGTTACTCCTGCTCCGGATTGTGGTGGAGAAATTGATACTGATGGAGATGATGTATACCCTTGTCCGTCATTGATCAATGTAATTTTTTGAATTCCACTATTTATTTGTGATGTAATTGCAGTAGCCGTTGCTCCAACTCCAACTAAAGTAAGTGTAGTAATATATCCCTGGTCTTTTATAGTTTCATCAACATCATCAACTCCAGTATCGATATCTTCATCTTCATATTCAAATAATTCACATCTTAATTCATATACATAATTTTTTCCCAATTGATAGAATGGTTTTTCATTTTCGACAAATTTAATTTCAAATAATTTTTTCCCCAATGGAAAAAATATTAAGTCTCCTTCATTTGGTCTTGATGCAGATTTAATATTTGGTTTATTCTGTATTAAACTTTTAATATAAAGTTCAAATCTTTCGGACGAAATAATTAAAGTCAATTCGTCGGAAATTGCCAATCCAAATTTTGTCAAAACATCAGAATTTTGTGCATATCCATCATAATTTGCTACGTATGCCTCTAGTGGATATGCATCATCAAATGCAGATTCTATAACTTCTTTAATAATTGTTTTTTCCGTCAGATATTTTCTTGGAAGATAATATATTTCAACACCAAACATTCTAAGATGTTCATTAATCAAATCTTGTACTAATCCTTGCTCTCCAGAAGAACCCTGCAGAAAAAATGGGTTTAACATTATCCGATCATATCAAGAGGTGGTAATTCAAATTCAGTCATCATACGTTTTTTAATATCTTCTAACTCATTTAACGCATCTTCATAAATTTCTCTTCCATTTAATTCCACTCCTCCTGGAAGTTTAACTCCTCTAAATTTAATTAAATTTTGTCCCCATTGTTTTTTAATAAGAGAAGTTAAATACAATTTTAAAAAAGAGTCATTCCAAACTCTAGAATAATCAGATGGATCTAGAACTCTGTAGCAATCAATAATTAAGTATTGTCCGGGAGAAACTGCAGACCAGTCAATATCCAAATAAAGTCTATCTTGTCGTTTATTAAATCTTATCATTTTTTCTGGATTTAATAGGAAACTGATATCCTCCAGATAAGTTTTTACCATCGCATATGATAGTAGTTCAATTGTATTAAAATAATAAACGTCATTAAGCATTAACTGATATTGTATATTGAACATCCCCTGAGAAACAGTGTTATTACCATCTATTTTAAAAATTTTATTAATTCCTATTACTGCTGGGGGAATTTGTATAAAATTTGAATTTTCTTCATAAGAAAAAGTAGTAGAAACTCCGGCAATTATGGTAGATGTGGTAGTTGTTACAATTCCCACACTAGAATTATTTCCTTTTGCCCTACCTCTATCAATATCTTCTTGTGTTATCTTGTATTTAAGATACATTTGCACAACACCATCAAAGTGTCTTTCTTGAAAATATTGAATTGCATCGTCAACAAGATCTTCAATTTGTTCATCTGCGACATTTATTTCTAAAACTGGATATCCCAGTTTTCTTTTACAATAATCTATAAGTTCTTGTCTTGTAGATGGTTGAGACATTATTACTTACCTTTGATAAAGGTATTTATGTTTTATTATGTAAACTTATTAATAAATTTTTAATGTCGGAAAGATCTTCCGCAATTTTATCAACTCTTTTTTCTAAATTATCTATCTTTATTTTATCCTGCGATAATGACTCAACATATTTCATATGATCTCTATATGAAGATTTATCGGTGTTCACAATAGCTCCAGAAGATAAATCTCTATAAAGATTTGGTCTTCCTTCTACTGGTATTAATTTATTATTCATCATGCTAAAGCTATTGCCCTCAAGTCTTTAATTAAAGGAACTTTTGATTGATCTGTTCCAGTCATGATAATTTTAATTTCAAATCCATCAAATGATGGTAAATTAGACACGCTATATTCATAATCACTAAAACTATCTTTAGTCATATTTGGTATTATTTCAATGTCCGAATTTCCATTACTATTTTCTGGATTTATTACGCTTCCTTGGGAATTGAAATTTTCATATCCTGGGAAGAATTCATATGTAGAATTTGTGTTATCATCATCTGCTCTGTATAGTCTATACATTACTCTAATATCAGAGGTGCTTGGCCTATATGCGGCAAGTAAAACTTTTAGAGACGTTGATGGATTTGCTAAGGTAATTTTATTTGAGACATAAACGGATGCATTTGGATCACTAATTGTTTTTCTCATTTCAGATGCAATCGCAGATTCTCCAGGCCAAGAAGTAATTGGATTATTAATTCTGTTGGATGTTAAAATCATACTAACCCTTTCCATGTCAATGACTGGAGATACATTAGGATCTGCCGTGAATAAATCTAGATTCAATGTAAATGACTTATTTCCAGGTAAATCTGAAAGTTTACTAATTTCATTGTCTTTTGATGCTATCATTCTTACTGATGAAAGATCATTTATTGAATTTAATTGAACAGATTCGAATCCTAAATCTTCAAACGAAACTTCATTTCCATCGACACTTGAACCAGAGATAGTTCTAATTCTGGAACCTATAGCAGTTCCTTTAGGAGTAAACACGTTAACATTTGGAGTTATTGATGAAAATACGATATTTTGGGATACTTCAACATAATCATCTATGTCGGAATTAAAATTACTTCCATTTTTTGATTCATTGAAATATAAATTTGGTATTCCTGTCAAATTATTATTTCTGTTAACTCCATAGTTGGTATCACTCATATCTATTTTAATATAAAAATCATCAATATCAATTGGATTATCAACAGTTGCTAATGGAGAAGATAAATTATGCAATTTATTAA